CATCAGCCCCTCGTTAATCATCTGAAAGCCAAGTGTTCTCATTAGTCCACAAATTCAGTGCTTTGTATTACTGCTGCTGAACCTATTGCCAAAAACTTAGCTGCTTTAGCAGCGTTCTTGCTTATTACAATGAGGCCTTGTTCTTTTACGAGAAGATGACCATTAGATGCAGTGGGAGCAGTTCCATCAAACGTAACGTATACGTTATTATCCTGAATATCAATCAGGACATAATCGGTGTCTGCATGGAAGGCAGCAAATGCCGCTCCAGAGCCAGTGGTGGCTACAGATAGATTTTCTGGAGTGCCGTTCGGGTTTACGTTCCCGATGTATAGATTGGAGGTTCTTGAGTTCATTATCTAGATTGGTTGGAGACGTATGTATTAAATCGTTTTTTGACCGTGTTGTTGTTCATTACTTGGTCAGTCTTTTCTAGCTCATTAGCTAGGTACTTGTTAGCTACTTGCTCTTCTGCCAATGCCTTATCGTGCTGACCATCCATTCTGAGGAAGTCAGCGTAAACACTGTGAGCAACGTAGTAAAAAAATTCTAAAGGAATCTCCTGTGTGCTTTTATCACCATCAAGATCCCAGGTGCTAGGAATGTCAGTTAGCTCTTTCTTGTACGTAACAAACGCAGAATCAGCATCTGAGGTTGTTAGGTTAAGAATGTGAGCACCGTCTGACTGTACAAAAAATTCAAACTCTAATGCAGAGTTTCTGACAAACGGTTGAGTTCTATGTATACGTATAAACTCAGCAATATCGTTCTTATCAGTTTGCGTAAATGCAACCACAGAACTAGCTACTGCTCTATCCTCACCAACAACTAAGTATCTAGGCCACATTGGTGTAGCCTGATAAGCTTCGTACATTCTGCGTTTAGCAAAATTAAGAAGCTGAGTCTTTTCATTAGTAGTGAACGAGGTTACACCAGCTAATGCTGTTATCAGATCGTATAAGTCTCTGTTGTACTTAACTTGCATTACGCTTTATTAGGACTCAACTCAGGGAACTTTTTGTTAAAATATCGTAAGAACTCTCTACTGTTTACAGTATCGTGTCCGTACTTGTTTACTAATCTAAAATAATCACGAGCTGGCATATTAGCTACGCACTTACCTAGAATAGGATGGGTCTTACCGACATTAGTCTTTGCTTCTTTAGCAGCTTGATTAATCCGATCTTGCTCCTTTGCTTTCTCCATCTTGAATCCAGTTTGGATTTCTTTCAAGAATGCAGCGTTCACTTCCCCATCCGAATATCTTGGTAACTTAGTAATTATTTCCATATTTTATTAAAAAAAAAGGGGAGGCCAGATTTGGCCCAACCTCCCCACACATTATCAATGAAACAAAGTTTACGCAACTTCTTCGATCTTACCGTGAGCCTGTGGGTGATAAACACCGAGGGTCAAGGAGCAATCAACGTAACCACGCTCACCACCACCCTGATTCGGGAGGCGAGTCGATCCCATTGGAATCAGCTCATGGATGCCGTAGTACTCAGGATTAACCAAGTAAGCAACGTCCTTATTAGTCGTATCGGGCATACAATCAGGATTGCCATTAACAATCGAAATCATGCCGTGATCGGACTGATAGAACTCAACACTAAGTTTGATCTGAGCTGAGTCACCGTTGTAATTAACGGTACGAACGCTGTCTGCATCGGTTCCGCTTACGCCAGCAGTGCGAGCGAAGTCAGAGATAATGCGACGAACAGCCGTGTCAGCAACCATCGTTAGGTTGTTGCTTGTTCCAGTTTCGCGGAAGATTGAGGTAATCAAGTTGTTCAGAACTGTTTCCGTGAAAGCACCTTCATCAGCAGCATGAATGCTGGAAGCAGGAGTACGGAATGCAGCAGGAACATCAGAAGGACCAGCGGAGTCGATCCAGTCACCAAGACCACGCAAAGCGTAAGCTGTGTCAGATCCGTTTTCAGCAGCGCGATCTTGCGTACCACAGAGGGTAGCTTCGATGTCACGCTTTAGTTCACGAATTGCTTTTGCTTCAGCTTGAGCAATCTTAGCAGGTCCAACGCTTTCAACAGCTTCCTGAAGATCAGAAACCTGAAAGTCGCGACGGAACTTTTGGATGTAGTTACCAAGACGAGCACGTCCACTGAACTGGTCAGTGAAAGTTCCAACATCAGCACCTTCACGGATGCCAGTAGTTGAAGGAGCAGACAATGCGTCTACAGTCCACTCAACGAACGTTGCGGATGCTTTCTGCTTAGAAGCAGAGGAAAGGACTGGAGTTTCTTCAGGAGCGAGAATAGTCAAGACGTCAGTCAAGTCTTCGCGATTGGAAACACCAGAACCAGGATTACTTGTATCGTATGTGTTTGAGAATGCCATTTTATTTTTTAGCTAATTGTTTGGTTCGTAATGAAATGAAGTCATCTTTATTGCCACTTTCTTTAAAGCGTGAAGATAAGTCCTGTAGTACTTTAGACGACTTTCGTTGACCCTGTTCTGGCATAGCAGAGGAGGGAACGGAGCTTTTCGGAGGATTAATCTTGGGCTTACCTACTTTCTTAGCAGGAGTACTGGGTACAGTCTTACGAGCGTACATACTATCTACTGCATGAGCAAGCATATATGGAAGTTCTGCTCCTAGCACTGGGTATTGTTTGTATACCTTCTGCAAGTCTTTGTTTGCAGCAATGCCAAGGAATGCCTTCCTGGTTTCATTATCCTCTTCCTTCAACCATTCGAATTCTTTGAGGGCTTTAGTACCAAGCTCTTTTTTAAGAGACTCAGCAGTTTCGTTCCTCTGAACTTTCTTTAGTTGATCGGGAAGATAAAGATCCCTAGATTTACGAGCGTTCTTCAAAGCAGATCTTACCTCTGCTTTAGTCATCTTCTTACCATCTAGCTCAGTAACATCGTCATGAGCGGAGTAATCGTCTGATTCAAATAAAACATCTTCAGCCCATTCGATAATATCACTTATCTCCTTAGCCTTTTCTTGTAATGACTTAATATCCTTAACGTCATCAAACGGATTGTCTTGGACTTCTTCCGCTTCGCGTTTTAAAGGATCTTGTTGTAGTGATTGTTTTACTTTCTCAAGCTCTTCCTCTGCTGCTTTGCGTTTAGCCGTAAGTTCGCCAAAGCGAGCTACAGCTCTACTACCAAGCTTTTCAGCAAGATCTTTAAGCTCATCCTCAGATAAATCATCTAAGTTGTACTGTGAAAGAACATCTTCAGTCTCTTCTTCAGAAGGTTCGTTTTCAGTTTCCTGAATAACTTCTTCTTCGGATTCAACCGCTTCTTCTAGGACTTCTTCCTCTTGAACTTCCTGAGTATCCTCAGCAGGTTCTCCCTGAGTCTGTCCTAAGCGTTGGATGGCAAAATCCTCCGCTGTTATATTTCCGACTGAATTTTGTTCGGTTTCAGCGTCAACCGTGATAACTTCGTTAGACATGATTGTTTCCACTCCTTAACGCCGAGCGATGGCGAAGCCTGATTATAGCACATCTTTTTTGTGCTACAGGACAGATGAAAATTTCTTTTGTAGACCCTGCCAGTCAGTCATTTGCAGAATCTGATCGTAAGTAATTATCCGTCCCGAAAGTTGTTGAAGCTTGTCTATGTCAGCTTCGTGCATATCAGCTATGCACTCTTCTCGAAGAGCGTTAATAAGCTGAATGAATCTTGCAAAATGTTCGTGGTGGGATAGGGTCTTTAGGTCTTCTTCTATGTTCATCGTGCTGCGGATCGCATCATTTCTACTAGTCTTTTAGATCTATTCCCCACCTGATTGTACCAATTGCTGTCTATCATTTCGTCAGCAGCTTTATTGTAATCACCCTCTAAAAGTGCTGCTCGCATATTTTCAAATTTATTAAGCTTAGTCCTGCCAAGATTAAACGCCATGTCTATTAAAACTTTTTGAACAACTGCTGGCTGTCTTCCAGCTTGAGGCAAGAAAGCATTAGCGTCATCAGCAGCTTGCTTAATGGACTCATTGTACAGCAATTTTATTTCTTTATCAGAAAGAGTTTTCTTCCCAGAAAGCATATCCTGTACGTTAAGTCCCAATGATTCTGCTTTCTTTCGGTTAGAGGGTTCGTCTAAATTAAACCCTATGCCTATAGTACGCTTGCCCTTAGTGTCTGTGTACACGCTAGGCTCTACTCCTTCATGCAAAGAAAGTTGTTCGTATATTTCTTGATTATGTTTGTCCCTTGCTCTCTTACGAGCAAAAGCATAACTATCTTGATTGGCTGGAGGGTTCTCCCTTGGGCGAAGAGAGTTGTACTTCTCTCGCATTAACTGGTTAATCCTGTTGTCGGGCATATTAATAAACAGTATAGAAATAAATATCAGAGCTATCACTGCTGCATATTCTGGGTTTGAGTACTACCCATCTGTGCTGGTTGCGTTCCAATCCTACCTATTTGCGCGTTCTGTGCTTGCTGTACAGCGAACTGATATTGTCCAGCGTACTTCTGAAGACGAGCAGCAAAAGCTTCATCTTCTTGTAAACGTTGCTGAATGTCTTGCTGTTGACTGTACTGCTGAATAACTTGTAAAGCCGCTTGAGCACCGCTTGGACGCGCTGGAACTTCGATACCTGCATAAATTTTAGATAAGTCATCTGTAATATCTTTAAGTAGTTTTTCCTGTGCAACCTCAACGGGTTCAAGAACACCATCAGCAAGCACTGGATCAACTGAACCTGCTATCAATGTTAGCAAGTTATCTACATTTATCCTTCCGTTGCGATCTAGCTGTAGAAGGGAAACCATTTGATTTAGCTTATTTTCCTGTTTCTCTGGGTCTGTGTTCAGAACATCGTAACTAATTGTAACATCGAAGTTCTCATCAGCGTTCCCCTTGTTAAACATCTGCGGATCAGGTACACCAGTAACCCTAAAGAATATCTGGTCAGGGCCGAATCTCTGAAAGCAACGGTAGCACTGCGATATAACCTCAGCGGAATGGCTAAGGAACTTATCTACCAAGAACTGCTTTCTAATCTGTGAGATTGGAGATACTTCATCTAAACCAACAAGTCTATCTGCTTGCTGCTCCATTGTCTTCTCCATCTCAAGTGAGCCCTGGTTGTAAGGAGGCGTAGGCCCAAAATCTATATCGCCTTTACGACGATAAGGAACGTACCTTCCTGGCCCCCAGTCCGTAGGAGCCTGTCCTACTGGGTGTAAAATTGGAGGGACGGTGGCAAGGCTATTCCTGTCGATACGGCTATCACGTTCTATCTTGACTTGTTGCTGTATTCCTTTGAGTAGACTTGGGACAGTCATCGTGTCGTACAGTCGCTTGCTGTCTTCAGATAGCTTAGTAACTACTACTGGGTAATCCTCGTAGCCATTAAGCAACTCGAACTTTGCGAACCCAGGAGTGTCACCATCACCACTGAACTCCTTGTGGAATACTGTGCAGTATATCCCTTCAGAGCCGTCCTCCTTATCAACTAAACGTTGAAATCCATAAACTATTTCTATTAGCTCTTCAGCCTCGTAAGCATTATCGGTAAGGCTTAATGACCGACGGCCCTCCTGCTCACGCTCGATAGAGTCTATATTAACTCCACGGTATCGCTCTATAACTAACTCAACGAAGTCTTCGTCCCATCCATCAGTAGCTACTTTGTTTTCTAGCTCCTGTGCTGTGTAGTACGTTTTCCAGAAGCAGTAAGGTGCTCGCTGTGGATCGGTAACATACGGAGGGAAGATAAAGTCCCCATCTGGGGCTAACGTCTTTACCTCTGGTGCATTTACCTGACGGCGTACAACTGGCAACTCAGCAGATCCAACGTCAGCTAGTTCAGCCAGTGCGTTCTTAGCTCGCTTAACTGTAACGCCATCAAAGGTCTGTTGCAGCATAGCCACCATCTGGTCTTCGTTCTGACCCGAAAGGATCATCTCAGCTAGCTCAGGACTTACTTGGGCTATCTGGTTAAGGTCTAGCCTCTGAAGGAACTTCCTGTCCTCTGAGTGCCATCCTACGTAGCTTATAAGCAGTCCACGCTCTAGCAAGTAATTAGCTCCTAGCTCCATCTCTCGATTAAAACGAGAAATGTAACCAGAGGAAATCATCCACTTAAGGAAGTTAGAAACTACCTTAGCTCTGCCTACATCCTGAACCTCTACTGGGAAAGCCCTAATATTAGCCCTAGACAAAGAAGCCATAAAGAGGGATACAAGCCTAGTAATTCGCTCATCAATAACATGGCTCTCCATGTCAGATGCACCCTCCCAGGGGAAAGCATCAGCACCGTGCTTGCGAAGATCTCTGCTCTTTCCAGGCCACCAATTACGGCGCTCGTCATAACTCTCTCTGCACAAATCAAAGTACGCCTCAAGCTCAACTACCGATTGGTCGTAGGCGTACCGAAGGGACTTGATGTCTGGTTCAGCACTAACGTAGGTTAGTGACTCTGAAACTGAATCACTCTGCATAAAATCTGCCTTTAATATCTTCTAGAAGGTGGTTTACGTACCACTTATGAACACCTATTCTATCACACAATTCTGATGGGGGTATATCTTGTTGATCTTCGCCCTTAATAGTCCTAACAAATATTTCCCAAGCAAGCAGTCTATCGACCTGCTCATCTATAAATGCTTTATCTACAACTAGGTTATGCAACGTATCTGTAACTTCGTCCTCTAACATCTTCTATCATTTCAATGGTTATTGTCTTTCCCTTCATCTTGCCCTTGTATCTTCTAGGGATAACCACAGGTACTTTCATTTTGATCTCGTCTATGTAGGCAAACACATAGCTAGGGTTAGGGGCTTCTGCCAGTACTCTGCCCTTAAAGTGCTTAGGAACGATCTCTTCGATGTACATACAGTCAACTAAAATCTTCTGACCTTCTTCATTTACCCAAGTGTTCCTGCCTTTGCCTGTAAGCATTTCAGCGGACAGCTTTCGTTTAGCTAGGTTAAGAAATGAATCAAAGCTTGATTCGAACCTATCTGCAATTTTAGTTAGTTTTACTTTAGCCATATCTAATATCCTGATCCTATGCGGGTTGTCATCATGTTTCTGGAAAGAACGTGGTCAGGGCCATCGCCTCCATTCGCCATTCGCAAATAACGAATAATGTCAAAGAAGTCCTTTAACGGCTCATCAGCCTTGCCTGAAGCGTTGTAGTTAATTAAAGAGTCTATAAGGTTACCGCAGTCCTCATGTATGTAGCACCGTGGTCTGTTAGCAGAATCTATTGGCACGTTAGGGTTGTAGCTAAACCACTCATCTATAGCACTAATGCCTATCTCTTCCATTCTGCCATCGGACGGAATAAATGTCATGCCGCAATCATCGAACTCAGTAAACAAGTCATCGTT